GTATTAAATGCCAAACGATAGAGTTTGATAACGAAATACAAACCGCCGAAGATACGGCAGCCTTTGCGGGTTTATACCAAATTTCTCAGGACTATATAATTAACTTTACTAGGTAATGGCTAAAAGTTTAAATATTGTAATCGGTGCAGACATTGAGAAACTGCGCGAAGGGTTTAATAAGGCTATACAAGTAGTTCAATCTTCAGGCAAACGAATGAGCGACGACGTGGCTAAGTCCGCTAAGTCGATGGAAGAGCGTTTGGCTGCTATCGCTACGCGTAATCCGACAATGGGCAGCGTAAGGCAGTTGACTCAGTTAGCAATGGAAGCACGGGCGTTAGGTCCAGAGTTTGCCCAAGTTGCTAACGAAATAATTAAACAGGCGGGCCGCATGAAGGACGCCATCGCTGACACGCGCGGAGAGGTTGGGTATTTTGCGAGTGACACGCGAAGGCTAGACGCGGTTTTAGGTGGTATACAAGGAATGGCTGGAGCTTTCTCTGCGGTGCAGGGGGCTATGGCTTTGGCAGGAGTTGAAAATAAAGACTTGCAGGCCACTATGGTTAAGTTGCAGGGAGCTATGGCCTTAGTGAGTGGATTGCAAGCCGTACAAAATACCTTACAGCAAGAGAGCGCCGCGGTGCAGGGATTCCTTGCATTGCGCACTACTGTATTAACCGCCGCACAAACTGCTTACACTACGGCCTCAGCTGGAGCGATTGGAACGCAGAGGGCTTTAAATATAGCGATGGCTGCTGCGCCTTGGGCTTTGGCTATTGCTGCAATCAGTGCTATTGTAATTTCGATTGCTTCGTATGCCGATAAAATAAAGAAAGTTAGTGCAGAGCAAAAATTATTTAATGAAATAAATTCCGAAACTCAAAAGAATTTTGAAGAGGAAGTAAAAAGCGTTAGCGGTTTGTTGGCAGTAGTTAACAACCATAATGCTAGTATGAAGGAGCGCAGAAACGCCCTAGCAGAAATACAAAAAATTTATCCCGATTTCCTTGCAAATCAAAGTCTAGATAAGGTTAGCAGCGAGCAATTAAAAACTGCAACTTCTAATTTAACCGCTGAAATTTACAAACAGGCGAAAGCAAAAGCAGCATTTACAAAGTTGCAAGAGCTTAGCGCTAAAATGATTGATTACGAATTAGGGAAGCAGCAGGCTCAACTTTCAACGCAGGCGGAAATAAATAGATTATACGCAAGCGGTGCAACGGCCTCGCAGGTGCAGGGCTTTATTGAAAGCCAGCAAAATCTAGGAATTGCAGCAGCGCAAAACGCGGTTAAAATTCAAAGCCAAATCGACGCGATTATTAACATGAGTAACGCGCAGGGCTTAAGTATTACTCCAATTACTAAAACTACTACGGCAATAGAAAAACAAACCGCCGCAGTAGTAGAGGCAACTAACGCGGCTAAAGCTGCCGACGTGTCAGGCTTCAAACCTTCAGAGCAATTTGCAGCACCAAGCGCACCGACCTTAACCAAATTTCGCGGGGCTTACGGCTCGCATGACATGACTAAAGACCTGCAAAAGAATACTGGGGAGCAGGTTAAAATTATGTCGGATTACGAGCAAAAAATGGCAAGCGCTACGGATGCGGTTAATAGCTCTTTTGCTTCTTTGCAAACTGACGCGGCCAACTCCTTTGCTCAGTTCGTTGCAGATACTGCTGCGGGCGATGCAAACGCAGGCAAAAACTTTGGTAAAAGTATGATGGGCGCAATCGCTAACTTTATGCAATCAGTCGGAGCGGCGTTAATAACTACGGCCATAGCATCCAAGGCGTTTAAGGAATTGATATTGCAGAACCCAGTAGCTGCGGCTGCTGCGGGTGTGGCTTTGGTGGCGGGGGCTGCTATACTTAGAGCACAGTTAAGCGAGGGGCCTAATATTACGGCCTTTGCAGAGGGTGGAATTGTAAGCGGTCCAACGCTTGGCCTTATGGGTGAATATCCAAACGCTCGCAGCAACCCTGAAGTTATAGCGCCGTTGGATAAGTTAAAAGGAATGTTAAAGAGTGGAGACAGTAGCAGCGGGTTTATTGCTTCTACCAGTATACAGGGCAGGGATTTGGCAATAGTTCTAGAGCGTTATAACAAAGATAGCAAGCGCGGATAATGGCACGAATTTATTACGGCTCTTTTAAGAGTATACAAAATATAACCTACAGGGTAGAGTTGTGGGATGGCCCAAGCGGAACGACGCCCGAATTAATTACTGCCGCGTATGCAGCCCGAGTAACTGCTGCGGGTGGATACCAAGAGGGGACAGACTGTTTAAGTACAAAACTAGAAGAGTTAAGCTCAGCCGTTGAATTGATTTTATCTGGCAATGGGTTTGAAATAGACAGGCAAGGCGAGGGCTCTACCTATTACGAAGATTTTACACGCCCTTCTAGAATTTCAACTACTTGGGAAATACCGACTAACACGGTAAAAAACGCCTTTATTGAAATAGGAAATAACCAAGAAAATAAATACGCTATTGCTGTTTATCGTGGCTCGGATTTATTTTATGTGGGCCGAGTTATTGCAGACCAAGCTAACTACTTACGCGAGTCAGTCGACGGCGCTATGATTTTTGATTTAGTGGCAGTGGATGCTTTAAACTTAATTGATGGCTTTAATATTGACCCCGCTTGGTTTACGGATGGCGAAGCGATTGCCTTAGACATTATACGCAAGGGCTTGGAGTATGCAGGACTTGACGATTACTGGACAAACTTTGGAGCCTCTATTTACTTAAAAGACGGGGTAACAATGTACGACACCGCGCAAGCCAGTAACAAGGGATTGGCAAATACCAAATTAAATATACTTTCTTTTTACAATGGCTTCGATGCTTTTGGCGATATTACTTTTATCGACACCGACGGCACGGGCTACGCAGCGACTACTAATATAGACCTAGCAAATTGTAAGCAAGCTATTAACCAAATACTTGAAATATACGGCTCACGGATGCACCTAGAAAGCGGGGCCTATTGGATAGTTTCGGATGACAACTACAACGCGGCTTCTATTAGCACGCGTAATTATAACACTTCGGGAACTTATCAAAGCACGACAACGCTAGCCCATGCCGTATTACTTGGAGGCTCAGCAACGCGCCCCAAATGGGAAGCCAAGCCAACGCTAACCTATCAGCCACCTGTTAGGTCCGTTGATGTAATTGAAGAGCGCGATAATGCTATACTAGTAGTTAGAACAGAGCCAGATTATAACAGCATTGATTTGTCAATAGATGACGAATTAATAGACGCGGCTAAAGCTATACGCTGCCGCATGCTTATTAAGTGGATGGATAATTCTTATGTAGCAATTACTAGCGGCTCGGTTAAAAGATACCAGCGTTATGCTTTCGAGTATAAAATTTATTTCAAAAACTCTGGCGGTGCTATAAAACAATATAGCGGAAATTTAAACAACTACTTTACACCGACGGGGCCCGTGTTATACATTAACGAATATATGACAATAGGCGGCGCGCGCAACTCTTGGAATACTTACATATTCGATAAGCAAATGCCACCGCCTCCAGCGGGTTATAATCGTATGTTTGTTGACATGAAGATTACAGCAGAGCAGGGCTCGTTTATTGCGCCTAACTCTTGGACGTCTAGCAGCTTTAATATTATAAATTTTTGGGGTTCTATTGCCGTGGCTCAGCCATTTGGAACCGTTGAAAATCCAAACTATTCGCGTATTACTAAAAATACTATTTCGGTTGCAGGTGCAGCTAGTGACAACAGCCAGCGTATAGAATGGAAGCCAAAGTATTACGACGATGAGGGCGCTTATGGGTATGGCTCTATTTATGTGTATAACGGCTCGGCTTGGGTTTTATCTTCGGATTGGTATAGTGGCTACGCTTCTACGGTCCACGACGACTTAGGAACTATACAGGGGCGGCGCATTGGTGGAATGTATAATAAATTCGTTCCAGTAATACAAGGCACTTGGCACGACGGCGGAACCTTAACGGCTGTTAAAACTTTGCAGTTCGATTCTACGCGCTGGCTATTTAATGGCGGAACTTATAACCCGCGTTCTGAGACTTGGGCAGGTGAGTGGTTAGGCTTAGCGCCAGACTATACGCAGGCAACTAGTGGAGGCACGGGCAACTATAACCCACGCACAGGCGAGCGAGTTGTTAAGGACCGCCTCGACTATCACGAATTTGCGATAAGCTCTTTTAATTCGCAGTTTAGCAATGTGCCTCAGCAGGTGCTCGAGGAAATTGTTAACTATGCGGACCAACCGATAACAGTGCAGCCAACACAGGATACCCAGTACGAGGTAATGCTAAAATATACAGATAGCACTGAGGCAATGAGTTGGATGTTACAAGAGCACGGCACCTTTAAAACTTATACAGTTGGGACTTACGCTTTGGATGTAACTTTTGAGGGACACCTAGCAAACTGCACGGGCGGCAATGTAGTTCTTAACCTGCCTGCTGCGAATGTCTCAAAGGGCAAGCGTTACTATTTTGTAAAGAAGCCGAGCGCGCATAACTTGAGGATTGACGGGGCAGGCTACAATATTAGCGGGGCCGACCATATAGACCTAAACACTAACTATTCAACGGCTACTTTGATATGCGACGGGGCCGAATGGTTTAAAATTGCGTAATTTGTTAACGCGCCACAGTGGAGGCTTTTGTAATTTTACCACATGGCACAGGCTAGCATTGATATAGTAGCAGGCTCTCAGGGGTTTAAGTTACACACCGCAGCGACGGTAACGGGCGTTTCTTATGACGCTTTAGTAGTTCGCGAAGACACCGTTTTTACTTCTTTTACCGTACAGGTAGACTTTCAAACCGCTGCAAATGTATTGAGCGCAAGGGGTATGTCTAGCGTTACCTTCCAGCAGGGCGAGTATTTGCCAGCAGGTAAGAACGCTAAAATTACTGGCTTTGTTATTTCGTCTGGCTCTGTAATCGGATACTAAAAAAATGCTTTCAACTACTCCGCTAGGAATTGGCACACGAGGGGGCAGTTACAAAGGTCAAGGCTGGCCTATTGTAAAGTCGTACAAAGCTAGGGTAACTGCTGACGGCGGATACTACGAGGCCGTGAGCTGTTTGTTGAACAAATTAAACAACTTATAAAATGAGCGACTTATTAAATAGTGCGAGTTTGGTAATGATACCAAGCGGGTACGCCGAAGATAAAGTTTACAGTGCA